ACCAAGCATTAACAGTGTCTACTTGAGCCTGCACTTTGGCAATATCACGGCTTAGCTCTTGAGCAGTTTCCTTAAAAACTTCTTGTGCTTGAGTATACTTGCCCAAGTTCAAGATTTCAATTAAGAATTTTTTACGTGCTGTGTCAGGTGCAGTTAAAAACTCTAGACTACCAGCATTTGACTGATACACAATCTGACTAAAGCTCTTGTGATCAAATCCCAAGATTTCTTCAATGGCTTTGTAAGTTTGTGTGCTTGTGTGTGCACTAATGTCTGTGCTACCACGAAACAGCTTAACGGTTTGAGTACTGCCACGACGTGTGTTGATTGTGTACTCTGTGCCGTCTTTTTCAAACACCAGTGAGATTTCGTAGTGTTTGCTGTCAACATAGCGATTGATAATATCGGCTTTTTTAATTGACTTTGAATTCTTGTTGAACAGGACTTCTTCTAAGATAAGTGCAATAGAACTTTTACCGTGGCCGTTTTTGCCTACCAGCTGCGTTAGCTGTGCATTGGAAAAATCAATAGAATTGTCCGCGCCGTAACTGAAAGCATTAGACCATGCTAGTGTTTTTATTGTTATCATGTGCGAGTTTTCGTTTTAGTTCTTGTAAGCCACCCACATACACACCATCTACAAAAATCTGTGGAACACTGCGTGCTTGTGGAACTAGCTCAATTAAGTCTTTTTTAGTGTAGCCGTTAATACCCAACATACGTTCTTCGATTGCAATACCATGCAAGTCCAGCAGTCGCTTGGCTTCGGTGCAGGCAGGGCAGTTTGTTTGTGACCATACTTGCGCTGATTTAGGTGAGTTTTTCTGCATGATTTTGCATCTCCTTGAGAACCTTGTCAATTGTGGGTTCTGGTAATTCTAAGATATAAGTTAAGTATTCGCGAACTTCTGCATCCAGCGACATTTCAGGGTCTAGGATTAGTGCACTATCAGTATCACGTTTGAGAACTTTTGAAGAAATAAGCTCACTATCGGCTAATTCTCCAAGCTCTTGCATGTCGCCTTGGACTTCGTACATGGTATGATCAAAGTCTGTGGGAACGGGCGTTTCGTCTGCGGCAATTGTTCGCTTAATGAGTTGCGGCAAGTTGAATTTAAGCCACTGATGTTCCAAGCTACTAGCATCAAGCAGAATAGCACCGGTATCAACCCTGGAACGATGAAAGCTAGTAGTATAAGGGCTACCAGGGTAAAGAATATTTCTTTGAGAGTTTTCATAACTGTGTAGGTCACCGGCTAAGACAACCTGCCAGCTGGCAAATATGTCCAAGTCTACTTCTGGTTTAACGTGTGGTGGAATCTCGCCACGAACGTGTGTGCAAAGAATACGGCCCACAAAAGCTCTGCCATTCTTTTCGTAATCTTTTAGCTTGTTGTAGGGAATAATGTCAATGTCAAAGCCGCAATTTTGGTAGTAATCGTCAATTACACTTACCAGTGGGTTTAAGCGATGTGTGGACCTTTTTAGGTTTGTTAAAAATGTTGTGTCTTTTTTCAACATTTCGTGGTTGCCTGGATAGATCAGTGTGGGCTTTGTAAATGACTCCACAAAGTCAAAGTAGAGTTCTACTTCGTCCATGGTTGGTAGTCTGTCAAACACGTCACCGCCTATGATTACCAAGTCTGCTGATTCTTGCATTTCTGCAAACTGCTCAACAAACATTTTGAAGCGATTTTTAGCCCAAGCAACTGGAACATTCTTTTGACCTAGCTTGATGTGTACGTCTGCTGTAAAGAGTATTTTCATATTATACGAGACAAAATAGCCCGCTAAGCTTTTAAGTTTAGCGGGCTATGTGTTGTTTAACCTAGTTCTTTAACAGCTTCTTGTGCAGCGTCATCGCCTGCGTCGCCGTCATCAGTGTTTGTGGTAATTTTTACCAGGGTTGCTAGTACTTCGGCTTCGGTTGGACGTGGGTACTTTTCGTCAATTGACTTGGCTTCGTCAGCCGCAGCACGTTCAGCATCAGTTAGCTTGCGTGGCTTGCAACGTAACACACTCAGATCATAGCTGATGTTAAAAGCCAGTGGACCTGTTTTGGTACGCTTGAACACAACATCCCAGCCTGTGTCTGGATCGGTTGGGTCGCCCAAGTCTTCGGCTGCACTTACAATTTGCTCAAACAGTTTCTTTTTCAAGTTAAGTGCTTTGACTTTGCCGTCTTTGGGGTCAATACAGTTAACTGTGTACGACCATGAGCACTTCAAGTCTGGAAAGTAGGTAGGAACGTGATCGACTTCCACATTGTCGAATTTTTCTTTGTCACGGCTAAAAGCCAAGCATTCAACTGGAATGTCTTTGTTGTTTGCACCCTTCAACCAGTAAATATAACGGGGCAGTACGCCGCCAATCAATCTGACTGTGTTTTCGCCGTCTTTGTACTCAAAAGCCTCAACTTTGTTGGAAATTGCTTTGCCTTTGGTGTTTTTAAATGAAATTGCCATTGTTTAATTCTCGTATTTGAAATATATTTTGTTTTGTGTTATTTTGAGCAGGGGATTGTGTGCAAGTGTATCTAAGTCTAGGTCTTTGAAATAACTCAAGTCTAAATGGGTAACTTTGTACAATTTGTACAAACTATAATCGCGTCTTCCTGCTAGTCGAATATATTGTGCTTTAAAAGCTATATCCGTGGTGTCATCAAAAAGTGAAGCGGCGTCTAGTAAAAAACTGTGTCCGACAAGGTTGCGGTAATTATTTGTGTCGCGATGGTTTTTCGGTATTAGTTTTTTGCCAGAATGCCGTTCCAACATTTGTAGCATTAATTTAGGGTCACAGTTGGTTTCAGACTCCAGTAGTTCTAAGTTGAAGAATAAGGCCATAATGTGTTGCTAAGACTATATTATACTACATTGACCAACGTTTGACAAGTGTAAATTTATCATACCGTTATTACCTGCCAGCCTTTACGTAAGTAAAGCGCAAGTCTGTCATTGTTTTGTTTTTTATCTGCATATCCAGCAAAGTTAATGTCCACTACTAGTGGGTCTAATTTGCCGTCATGCATACGTTGTACACGACCCACAATTTGTTCAAGCAGTGAGTCGTTGCTCATTGGAGCAGCTAGGATAACACAGGACAAGCTGTTAATAGATATGCCTTCTGAGAAGATTTGCCGGCTTCCACATATGGCACGCTTTTCTCCACTAAGCACTTGCTGCTTAACAAGTTGTCGTTCTTCGTATTCGGTATCGCCTGTAACAACCGCGCAATCTTCACCAATGTATTCCTTTACTTTGTGTAGAAATTCTACTCTGTCTGCAATAACCAACACACTGTGGCCTTCTTGAATATGCATAAGGGCTAGTGCAGCTATAAACTCACGATACTTTTCTGACTCCAACAGTTCCGATACTTTCTCCACCCAGGTTACTCCTGGCTTGAGTGTAATGCCACTTTTAACAATGTGTACGGTGGGTGTTAGTGTATGTGACTGTGGTGGTTTATAGACTAGTGGTCCAAAGTAATCGCCGAATAAAATGTGCTTGCCGTCTTTGCGAATCATTGTGCCACTTAGGGCGATTCTGTAACGTGCATGGAAAGCGTCCACTGTTTGTGCAAATGTAGTGGCAGGACAGTGGTGGGCTTCGTCAAGGATAATAGTACCGAACTCCTTAGCCAAGTCACCAGTGTGTTTGCTGAGCGTCTGTATATTGGCCACTGTGATAAAGTGGTCGGTGTGGTCAACTCGTCCACCACCAATAACTCCGCACTGCGTCCCGAATAACACTTCGACTTCTTCACACCACTGGTCTCGGAGTGCGGCAGTGTGGGTAATAACAAGAGTTTTTTGTCCGAACTTGTGTGCAAGGTGTAAGGCTGTAAAAGTCTTTCCCCATCCCACAAGGGCATTGATAAAACAGGTGTCGTCGATTGGGTCATAAACCACTTGCTGCTCGGGTCGTAAACCAAATTTAGGCGTTGGGAAAGGTACATTCTCAAGCACTCGTTTATCAATGATTTCATAATCTTCGGGCACTAAGTCTAAGCGGCCTTGTGGGATTGACAAGATACCTTTGGGCAGAACTTTGTAGTTTTTGATAGTTTCAATCGGACTAAACTTTTTAGCGCCAGTGTCTTTTTTGATTTTGTAGGTAAGTGCGCTGATAACTTTTTTGGTATGTTCTACACCAGGGTTATCCATGTAAATACGGTTTGATATTACTGCTTTGGCCATGCTATCCTTACACCAAACCACCAAAAATCAACTCTAGCGAACCACGTATTCTCATTTTTACCAAAGCCTAATCTAAACATACGATTAGCTTTGTCTAACTCAATTTTTGTTAGTTTCATACCATTCCAAATGACTCTTTTATATCATCCCGAATTTCTTTTAGTGCAGCATACGTCCACTCACAGGCCAGCTCGCCGCTAGCACTATTACCAACCGGAATACGGTAAGCTTCAATCTTGTCAATGCAGTGCTGCACAATAAATTCAGCAAATTTTTGTTCATCCAAGTAGTTGGTAAGATACCGGCCTTCATCGATACTCCAATGGTCTTTAATTCTAGCCTGTTCGGCAAGTCTTTTAATTTGTTCGTTCATACCATTCTCCAACTATCAGGCTCTGATTTTTCACAAAAGCCATAAAAAATAAATCCCATGCCGTGTTGTAAGACTCTGGCATAACTTTCAAACTCACTTGGGTGTCTCATACATTTAAAACGGCTGCTAATGCCCACAAGTTCAACCACACACCCTAGACCACTAGCAGGTAAAACTTGTTTGATCCGCTTTGTGGTCAGTTTGGCGCGTATAGTTTTGCGATACTGAAATACATGACCACTACTATCCACAAACCAAGTCTTTGATTTTGCAAGTTTAACCAAGTCTGCTAAAAAGTAAACCGCAGTGCGAATTGCAAACAGCTTTTCGCCTTGCGATTTTAGGTGTAGTCTGCGCAAGCCCAGTGTGCTACCAGGCACGGTTTTATCGTCTATGACTTTAAAGCTTACAGCAGCTTGATTTTGTTCATCAACATAGTTGACCATGTAGTATATAACACCATCACGCTGCTGTGGCTCACGCTCACCTAGCCGGAACACGGGCCAGGTTATTTCCTGTAAATTCATAGAACTTTTCCCAGTCTCCAAAGCTATAGTCATCACCCACGTCTTGGTCAACACCAATGGGTGCTCCAGGGATTTCACAACCCCAACTGTGCTGAGTGTTACGCTTTAGGATCTCGCAGTATTCCACCACATCTTCGTCTTTTACAAGCGCAACAATCGAGTCATGAACCAACATAAAGATTTTAGCGTCTAAGCCCTTTGCCGAAATCTCATTTGCTGTTCGCATAGCTCCAAGTAAGTTAACATCACTGGCAAGACTTTGTACTTCGGCATTAATGCCGCTACGGACTTCGTGAGCGGCAATGCCTTTATCTGAGCTAAACACATTAGGTAGTCTGCGTTTGCGTCCGAAGAATGAGTAAGTGTAACCGTTTTGCTCAATGAATCGTTTTCTGTCATTTAACCACTGTTTTAGTTTGCTGAACTTTGTAAAGTATTGTTTGATATCGTCACGGGCTTGTTCTACTGGATAGCTTTCGCCTTCTGGTAAACCCTTGGTAACGGTTTCAGCAACTTTGTTAGCACCCGAACCGTACAAGATACCAAAGCTAATAGCTTTAGCACTTTGACGCATACTTCCATACAGCTTTTTAACATCTTCAACTGGACAAGGCAGCGAGAACACCATTTTGGCAATTGTTGAGTGAAAGTCGCCGCCACTAGAGAACACTTGTTGCAAGTTCTTGTCGCCCGACAACACAGCAGCATAATACATTTCAGCTGTTGTCAAGTCTTGCGATACAATCTTATATCCTGCTGGAGCCTGTAAACAACCTTTGATAATAGGGTTGTCCCGAGGAATTTGCTGAGCGTTGAACTTCCCACTACTACTAAGACGACCACTAGTAGTAAAGATAAGATTAAAATTCGTGCGGATACGACCATCACGGTCAATCTCCGGTAGAATCTTGGAAATGTAGGTATTTTGAATTTTACCAAGTTGACGTACCTTTAAAATCGCCGCTGGCAATGCATGCTCTTCGGACAGCTCACCGAGCACTTCTGCATCGGTGGAGACGGCTCCGGTAGCAGTCTTTTTACCAGTAGGATTGAGTCCCAAATAATCAAATAACACAACACGAAGCTGCATAACTGAGTTGGGGTTAAATATCTTGCCGGAATCTTTTTCATACTGTTTTACCGCATCAAAGCTATAAACTAGTTTTTTAGCTTCTTCAATCTCATAGTCCAAGTACTTTTCTGCAGCAGCCATGCGTTCACGGCTAACAGGAATTCCTACTTCTTCCATGTCCATAAGGAACAGTGTGCCCGGAATCAAGATTTCACTATAAACCTTGAGTAGCTTGGGGTTCGCTTGAACAATAGGCCAGAATTTATGGAACAAGTCAAATGTAACCGCAGTGTCAATACTAGCGTATTGAGCAATTGTTTCAAACGGAATAAGGTCATAGGTAAAATCTTCTTGCAGCATACCGTGTTGGGCACAGTAGGACTTTTTGAACTCGTCTAGTGGCGTGTCGTAGTCACCGTAATCGGTGTACTTTAGGGCCAGTGGCTTTAAACCATGACTATCAGTTTCGTCAAGCACATAGTGCATAACCATTGTGTCGTGTACACGGTCACGTGGAAAGTCGATTGCAAGGTGATATTTAATCATCTTGAAGTCGAACTTCATGTTGTGAAACACTGGATGGAATGTATTGGCAATTTTTTGTAAGAGTGCAATACAAAGTTCGTCTAGGCAGTCGGTTTCAATGTAACGACCCTGATGTGTGGCGTAGGTAAGCGATAGCCCTAGCACATAACCGTCACGGGGGTAAAGTGCAGTTGTTTCTGTGTCCCAGGCAACATAGCCTTGGGCTTTGTCCAAGATTTCACGCAAGTACCGCTTGGCTTCGGCAGTATCTTGAATACCTGCATAATCGCCAACTACTTTGCTGGCACGTAGTTCGCCACGAACATACTTGTGAATTTTGTCACAAGCACGTTGAAAGTCTGGTTTGCCTTCTGGCTTAAAAGCAAGCATAGCCGGATTACTAATGGCAATAAACTTATCGTCCACTAGCTGACCGGCCATGTTTGTTACTGACGTAATCTTGGCGTATTCTTTGGCGGCTTCTGCACCTACCAGGATAACGAAATCATAGGGCTCTAGGTCAACCACCAAGTCCACGTCTTTTTTAAGCAGTTTGGTAATTGGCACCGAACTCATGTGGTAGTGATCAAACTCAAAGTCAAAATAGTCGGTATACCGTGTACGGTTAGGTGCTTTGTCAATCAACGCAATTTTCATGTAATAATCCTTGTGATACTTTATTATAGCGTATCTGGGCTAATAGTTCAAGTTTGTTTATGCTCTCGGGCACGGATAATTGCATCTAGCAATTTGTATTCTGTTTCAGCTATCCAGTAGTTGGGACGCTGTAGCCATATGTCTTTCCACTGGTCTCGGAGTATTTTAAGACGATAGGTTGGCAGGCTATCTAGGTATTCTTCTTTTTGCATTATTTGTTTACATACTCTGCAATCGACCTGACATTTTCACGATCTAAATCGCCGGGGTCTGTGCCGTCTGGTAAGTCGATGATTTCAACAACAAAGCCCTCTGCTTCAAGCACTGGCTTGAGTGCTTTTGCAGCACTGTTACCTGCCTCGTCCCCGTCAAAAAGCAAGTAGATGTGCGTGATGCCTTGGGCTCGGAATGGTAACAGTTTTTGTTTTGTGTCATTTTGAAGAGTTTTAGTACCAAAAGCGCATACTGCGTTTTCGCAGCCGTTGTCGTATAAGTTAAGCATATCAAATATGCCTTCCACCAATACCATGCTAGAATAACCACTGGGTAGGTGTGCTGGAAACAGCGGCATTGTTACACCTTGCGGGTAGTTAACATATCTGGGATTGCCAGCACTCATTGTGTGACGGCCAACAAATACCACTGTTTTTTGCGTAATATCACGAATGGGAAATACAATACGATCTTGTAGCTTTTCTACTTGATGGGTATAAAAAGCGCCAAAGTGCTTGAGTGTTGCTGGGCTAATGCCACGAAACATTTTAGTCCAAGGCGTGTAACCTTGTGGCAACTCTAGCTCACGTCCAAATGATTTTAGTGTGGCCAGTTTTTCTTTGAGTGCTGCAATCTTTACTGGAACCGGATTGGTAAAAACTCCGTAAAACTTGAAAAGGTTGGTTTTAAACCCACAAGCAAAACAGTGCGCAACTCCACTAACACGATCAACGCGAAAGCTAGGGTTTGAGTCAGGATGTTCTGGGTTCAAGCACTTGATCAAGTAGTCGCGGCCGCTGGCTTGATAGCCTAGGCCATTCTTTTGAATTAGTTCTAGTACTGGGTCGCTCATATTAGTCTTGTATTTTGTAGAAGTCTTTGCAAGCCAACCAACCATTCTGAAAAGCCAGTAATTGTGCATGTGCTGCTGTTGGTTGTGGTTTGTCAGGCACTATACGGTTATGGTACTTAACCCAAAAGTCCGCACTGATCATAGCCACAACTTCTTCGCCTAGTACTTCTAATATTTCGTCTGGTGTGTACATTATGCATTCCAAGGTAAATCTGCGCCACTATCATTAACTGCAACTGTTTCTTCTTGCGACTTTTTCACTCGCTTAACCGCTTCTTTAGCAGCAGGCTTGTCCACACTCTGTGGCGAGATGCGTAGTGTGTCCCAGTCAATTGGGCATGTGAAAGCCATCTCCTTGCCACCACGAATCTTAGTTGTTTCGAAAGAAACCGCATTCGTTTCTTTATCATGCGCTTCCATTGTAAGCGCGATATCCGCTGCGTCCAAGATGCCTTTGGCAAATCTCGCCTCGCCGTCTTTGTCAATTTGATAAGGAGATACCATGACAATTTCGTATTTCCGGGCCAGGTTTTTGAGCTTCTTTGAGACTTCAATCTGTGGCTTCCAATCATACTGGTCGTTTCCTTCTAAGACAATTTGGTTCAAGTAGTCAACCACAGCAACCTTTAACTTATCACCAAACTTTGCCTTGGCTTTGCCAATATGCAAGTCGATGCTGCTTAGGGTCAGGTCACGGTCATCAACAATAATCATTTGATTATCTGCTTTTAACTGAAAGTTTCGTACTAGTGTTTCTTCAAACTTGAATCTGTCACGATGACGTAGGAACTCACTGATAGTTTCGTCAGCGCCTTCAAACATACCAGCACGAGCTTTTACAACTGCCAGAACTTCAGTGTCAGTTAACTTGTGTTGCTTGAGATTTTGAAGATTAACATTGGCTAGAATAGCCAAGTTACGCTCCATAGTCTCTTTGGCAGTCATTTCAATACTGAAATAAATGCAACTGTTACCAGACTCATATTGATTAATAAAAAGATTGCTACAACTAATAGATTTGCCGGAGCCTCGTTTACCCCCAATGAGAATGAGTTCTTGGCGAGCAACGCCACCAAGCACACTGTCAAAACTGTTATTAAGGCCAAGATAAACACGTTCGCGCTCCAAGTCTTCGGGGTGGCTAAACATCATCATGTCAGCCATTGTAAACACCTTTTCAGATGTATGGGTTTTTTCTTCGATTGTTAGCGCAATTGTGGCTAAGTTTTCTTTTATTTCGTTTGTGTCGTAGAGTGGCAGTTTATCTACGAACTTATCTAGTAATTTTACCGTTTCACTCTGAGTGTACTGGTCGATTAGTGCGTCCAGTGCAACTTCGGCTGAAACGTCTGGTATCTCGGTTAACCGGAGAGTCGCCAGTGTTTTTGACGCCGGACCCTCCCTTAAGGTTAGTTCGAGTTCATCGAACGACGGAATAGCGCTGTACTTTTCATAGTACTTGTTAACCACGCTATACAAGGAAGAATACGCAGGATCTAAAAACACTAACTTGAGCTTGGCCCAGATATCTAGGTTACGTTCTGTTAATAATTTGTTTAAGACTACTGCTGATGTATCCAAGTTACCCTACTTTCGCTTCATTGTCAATAATAACTTGATCTACGATTTCGGTAACTTTGTACATTATCTGATCTCGTAATTTTTTAATATCTTGCTGATACGTTGCACCACTGTCATACAACAAACTCAATTGCTCGTGAGTTAGTAGCTGTTGTAGCCCAAAATAAATGTGGTCATAAGCCATTGTAGATTCTGGAGTGATTTCTATCTGAGCAGCTTTACCGTAATTTTTAACTGCAAAAGAAACTACTTCCTCTACTGTTAAAGATTCATTGTCGTGGTATGTGATTGTAACACGCATACTTTGACCTCCTAAAACAGAAAAAGCCCGGGAGCTTTATGGGACTCCCGGGCTATTGGTTTAAACCAGATTAAGCTGCTGCTTTAGCTTCGGCTTTGGCTTTTTTAGCTGCACCATCATAGTCAGCAACTTTGATACCACGGCGAGTCAGCAATGTACGCAGACCACGTTCTGTTTTGTCAACAGCAGCTGCAATTTCTGCAACTGTCATGGTGTGAATACGATCACCAAGGGCAACCACCGGATCAACGGATTCTTTGGCATGAGATTCGCGCTGTGCTGGAATCTTGCTAATCTGACCTTTGCGTGTCAAGCTCAGGGCTTTACCACGAACACTGGCAACAGTCTTGTTGAGCTTGGCAGCGATATCTTCAATAAAGTTACCGGCATCAGCCATTTTCACAAAAGTGGCTTCTTCGGCTTCGGTATAAGTACGAGCCACTTCCACTTTTTCAGCTGGCTTTACACTGCCAGTTAGTTCCAGGGCCAGCAATTTGCCTTGGATTTGTTTTGCAGTGAACTTGCCGTCAGCAAAGTTTTCAGCAATTTCTTTGTAAGTCAAGTTACCTGCATTAGCACTCACGAAATCGGCAAGATCAGCGCCTTCGTCGGGTGTAAATGCACTGGTTTTTTCTTTTGCAAGACTAGCAACTTCACGGTCAAGTTGACGCAGTTTAGATGCAATACTGCGAGTAGTTTTACCCAGTTGTTCAGCAGCACGCTCAACGCTATCAACGCTAACGGGGCTTTCGCTTCCAACGATTTGCATCAGTTGGTCAACAGCTTCGTCAGACCAGTTTTTAGTAGCTTTTTCAGTCATTTGTATTTTCTTTCAAGAAAGTATTTAGGTTTGTTATAATTGGGATGCCAAGTGATTCGGCTTTTTTGCGTTTTGTACTAGCCTTATCTTCTTCATCAACCAAATAGTCAGTGGTTTTAGTCACAGACTCTACTGCTCTGTATCCGGCAGCTTCCAGTGCTTGATAAGCATCTGCTTTGGTTTTGTAAGAAGATAGTTTTCCAGTGATACAAACAGTTTTAGAATTGTTGTTACTGATTGTATTGGAATTTCTATTAGACTTAAAAGAGAACGGCAAAAACTCTCGTAAGTCAGGGAAATCTGTTTGTAACCAACCAACTAGGTTTTCGGTTACTTTGTCGCCTAAACCGGCTTGTTTGCAGGTTTCGTATGTGATTTGATCAATATGCTCAACCACTTCACAAATCTTTTTTGATGCTGTGCTGCCAACTAGGGTAATCGAGAAACTTGCTAATACTGTGGCTAAGTCAACAGCTTTGGCACGTTCAATTTCATCAAGTAGTTTTGCGGCAGTTTTTTCACTGCCCAAGGCTTCTGTTACAGCGTCTAGATCAAGATAGAACAGCTCAGTTAAATCTTGTAAGTCAAGCTTTTCTACTGTCTTTGGGCCCATGCCTTTGATGCCAAGGGTCTTACAAAAGTGCTCTAGTTTTTTACCCAGCTGTGCACCGCAAGCTGTGTTGCGGCAAAAGAGTTGGTCATTGACCAATTCAAGTGTGTAGCTACAGCAGGGGCAAACGGTTGGGATTTCGATCTTCATAGTGGTTTATTGCTTTGTAGACTATATTATAACTGATTGGGACGGCTTTGACAAGTGTAAATTTTTAGTGCTTAAGCTAATGTCCAGCCTTTGTGATGGTTTCTAGTACCTTTTAAAACTTCCGTGAGTTTTGGTTGTAGTAGTCCGTGTTCTTTGGCAAAATTTGTAACGTGAGTAACTTCATAGACTTTGCCTTCTGGTGATTTTATGGAAGGGTATTGCTTGCCGTAATAGTAAGGTAACTCTTGTTTTATTCGTATCAGCTCTGCATATTCGTTAGGACATACTTCTGATAGCCAGCAGTGGCTTTCTAAGGCAGCTATGTGCCTTATTGTATATATAGATATACCTGTTATTTCCTCTATTTCACGCTTACTTAATGTAGGAGCTTTCTGTATTAATAATCGTAATACTGAAATATACTGCTCATTAGTATACTTTGCAGTACCTGATCTTTCTCCAAACATAATGGGATTACCAGACTCACTAAGAGTATTAAATCCGTTATTTACGGAGTCAAATATTTCTATAGCTTCTTTTTCAGTACTATTTAGAGCAGCTATGTTAGCTTCTACCAATAGCTCTAGATTAGGCATTCCGTAGGTATTAAATGCTTGCTGTAATTTAGGTGCAGCTGCATTTCTATTAAAAGCACTTTTGTGCTTAATAAATCTATCCTCTATATCCAAGGACTGACCTATATAAACCTTATTTGTATAATTAAATCTTAACACATAAATTCCAGTAGTCATATTTACCTCACTTGCTTATATTATAGCACATGAGGTATAATTTGTCCAACCAAAATTTTTTATGCATCAACTTTATGTAAAATACACGGAATAATCATGCCTGCGCGAATAACGGCCACGGTGTCGCCAATACGCAAGTCTAGCATTTGAATAAAACCAGGATTATTAAGAGTAGCACGACTGACGAGAGCATCGCCAATAAGCACAGGTTCAAGAATTGCCACTGGGCTAACTTTGCCACTCTTGCCGACTTGCCACTCAACTGCAACAAGTTTGGTTTCAACGTGGGCTGCTCGTTCTTTTTTAGCATACGCACCGCGCGGATGCTTGGCCGTATACCCCATCTCGTAGAACTGACTATTGTTATTGACTCGGAAGACAACACCATCGCACGGGAATATTTTGTCGAGATCTGGTTCATTGATTACTCCAAAACCTGCCAGTTGCAGTGCTGCCAAGTCTGCGTTAAATGTTTCGTGTAGGCTAGGCTGAACGCCATAGGCAAAGAAACTCAGTGCTCGTGATTGAAATTCCGACACATCTTTTAAGTTAAGTGCGCCTGCTGCATAGTTGCGAGCATTTTCAATATTGAGTGGAGCCACAATCTCGCCAGTGATCTGGTAAACGCCTGGCCACGGCACAGTTTGTGGCACAATAGGATTGCCCAAGAACTTGTCAGTTACAATCTGACCTTCTACACCATCCCCACGGGTAAGAACTCGAACAAGATTACCGTCAACATAAAGTAAGCTAAGAG